AGCCAAAGTTACACCCACGTATAGCACGGAACAAGCAGAGGTACGCGTGGTAAAATACGCGCATAAAATCTCTGAATTAGCGCGACTACAAAGACATAGCCACCCTGTAAAAAAATGTGCCGTGCTTTGCTTAGGCGATATAGTAGAGGGTGAATTAATTTTTCCTGGACAATCTCACATGATTGATGCAAGTTTATATAGACAGGTTACAGTTGATGGACCAAGAATACTCCATAAATTTTTCTCTATATTATTGAGTGAGTTTGAAGAGGTAGAAGTTTACTGGGTAATAGGTAATCATGGTGCTTTGGGTGGTAGAAGTAGAAGAGATTATAACCCTGAAACTAACGCAGATAGAATGCTTGGAAGAATTTTAAAGATGATGTTCGCACATGAGCCACGAATAAAGTTCATTGTACCTGAAGGAGGTAATGAAAGGAACTGGTATCTAGTAGCTAACTTGGGTGTAAAAGCTAAGTTCATGTGTTTTCATGGAGACCAAATCAGAGGACATGCAGGTATCCCATGGTATGGATATAACAAAAAAATACTAGGTTGGAAGTCTTTATCTGCTAATGGAATGATGGAAGATTTTACGCATGCAGTATGTGGACATTATCATACTCCAACGACCATGTATATTAATGACACGCGCGTTTGGGTTAATGGTTCAACAGAAAGTTACAATACTTATGCACAAGAACAACTAGCTAGCATGGGAAGACCATCTCAATTTTGTTTATTTGTAAAACCTAACAAGGGTGTAACTGCAGAATATCTAGTAAACCTGGAGGAAGATGAGTAACATTTGTTATTACTGTGGTCAATTTCTAAGAATTGTTAGAGCTGAGATGAGGTGCGTTAATGTACTTTGTAAGCTATATAATACAAAACAATTTGACTATTTGTCACAGGGGTATGCTAGAATGGTAGAACCTATACAGGAGGAAAATGGCTAAATTTAATTTAGATGACTACGAACTCGTAGAAGATAGAATAGAAAAATTCTGGAAAGATAATCCAGATGGAAAAATCCATACAAACATTGTTGAAAATCTAGAAGATGGAACAATGGTTATTATACACGCGTCAATCTACGAACATAAAGATGATGCAGAACCAAAGGCTACAGGTATAGCACAAGAATACAAAGGTGTAGGATTTGCTAATACCACGTCATGGGTAGAGAACTGTGAAACCTCTGCCATTGGACGCGCGTTAGCTAACTGGAAATATAAGGGTAATAAAAAAGCTAGACCAAGTAGGGAAGAGATGCAGAAAGTTGCGTCTGCAGAAAGCTCTGAATCAGCGCCACAATCTGCGCCTAAAAAAAAACCTGAACCAGTCAATGAATCTAATGAAAATCCCGTAGAGATTTTACAAGATGCAGGCTTTGGTGAAGCAAAAGATAAACACCCAAACGGTGCAAAAGCTATTGATGAGTTTGGTTTAATATGCCCTTGTGGTTCAGCTAAGAGAGTTAAGCATTACACAAAAGAAGAGAAAACAAAACCTAGAAGTCCTGACTTTAGATGTCAAGCATTTGGAGATTGTACTGCAGGAGATACAGTTGATGGAAAAGTGTTTGCTAAGTCTTGGTGGTTAGATGGAAAAGATACACCAAAGAGTTGGAAAGATTACGCAGCAGCTAAAAATGGTATAAAACTACCAGACCCTAAAACATTAGATGAGGGAGACCTACCTTTTTAATCAGGCAACAGCCAGGGTAGAAAGGAGTAACACCCCTAGTGTTGCCTTAGAATTATTTACTAATTTGTTTTTTAGCGTATTCTTTTACAACAACTAGAGCTGCACCACCACCTGCAATAGCTGCAAGTTCGATTGCATTTGCGTCAACACCAACTAACGGGCTTACCACTAATGCACCTATGAATGCTTCGATGAACGTCCATATGGTTTTCTCTAGCATGTCTTTTAATGAATCACTCATTTTATAACTCCATGCTTCGTTCCAAGGTGTCCACCCCACATCTTTCTTAAATGTGCCGTCCTGGTTTCTTTGTCTTTTATTTTTTTCAAATAAGTCTGACATTATATTATCCTTCTATTTTCTAGTTTAGCATTTAATATTTTGATATCTCCACTTATCTCTTGTAGTTTTTCAAAGGTATCACCACCACTTTCTTTATTTAAAAGCGCGTCAATAGTTGTATATTCAATAGAAACTTTCTTACCTTGTAGTAATTGGTTAGCTACTTTTGCATACATTTTTTTATAAGCTACTGTACTGCTACCAATAAAACCATCTTTCGATACTTCTAAGTCTTGCTGTGTTTCTCCAACTATAAGACAACCAGATGTATGTTCATCAGTGTTACCTGTATGGATTAAGATATACGTAAAGTTTGGTACATCTTGTATATGTAACATACCATAGTGTGCATTCTTATATCTTTCTGAATACTTAGCATGAAAGCCACCTGTCTTTCTAAATTCAATATCATATGTGCCTTCTGGTATGCAAGTTTCATGCATAACTTTTACTGCTTGATATTGGTCTTCAAGTGTATAGCATTCAAAGATGCCATCTATAAATAACAATCCATTGGTAGCATCTGTACCGAATTGTGTTCTAACAACTGTTAGTTTCATTTCTTCTCCTATCTACTTGGATATTTACAATTACATATTGTTATATTTGTATATCCATTCTTTCCTTTAAATGTGCTGCAAGTATTGTTTAGTTCTTCATCTAAATCATCAACTAACGGGTCATCAAACCACATTATTTTCTAAACCCAATAGTCAACAACCATATGCCTAAAGTAATTAATGTTGCTAATCCTGTAATCTGCTGCGCAGAACCAGTAAGAGTTAGAGTTGCAATAACTAAACCAACCAAAGTCCAACTAAGGTTTAAAGTTTCTTTTATAGCTTCTACTAACCATGCCCACAACTTCTTTATCATATTGTTCTCCTAAACATAAAAGCTGCCATACTAGCTATTCTAGTCAAAATAACTGGTACCACCACCTCTTGCGCTTTTTCTTTTTGGTCTTGTGTCATATCATCTCCTATGTTTCCTATGGTTATTTCAGAAAAATCTACGTCAACCAAAGTTTCTATAGGATTTTCTATAAATGTTTCAAACTGTACTTCTGTAACAACATCAGCAAGTGTATAGTTTTCTACGTTTGCATTCTCTACAGCTCGCTCAACATACTCTTCAACAGCTTCTGCAACTACCTCATCTTCTTTTACAGCCTCTGCAATAATCTCTACGTCATCAGCTTGTACCTGTAACACTTCGGCAACAACCTCAACTTGTTCTTCTGTAAGTTCTTCTATATCTTCTATAGCTTCTTCAACCACTGCTTGAACAACTTCTTGTACCTCTTCAGATGCCTGGTCTAAGTTTTGAACACCTACGTCATTTACTTCTTCAAGAACTTCTACAACTTCTTCGGTGTCGAGTTCTTGCACATATACTTCAATGGCTTCTTCAACTTCTTCATCTGATAAATCTTCTTCTATCTCTATCTCTATAACTTCTTCTATCTCTGCAACCTCTTCTTCAACCATCTCTTCAGTAAGTATCTCCTCCACCTCTTCGGTAATATCCTCCAATGGTTGAACTTCAGGTTCTTCAACGTCATCTCTTCGTATATCTTTTTCATTTGGCTCATCTTCTATCTCCTCAAATTCTGTATCCCAATCATCAATATCTATATCTTCAATATCTATATCTTCTATATCCTCTATTATTATAATCTCTACCTCTTCAAACTCTTCCAAAAACTCTTCGACCTCAATGATTGTGTCAATAAACTCTTCAAGTTCTTCTTCATCTTCAAATGTAAATATTTCAATCTCTTCTTCAAGCTCAAGTTTTTTAGTTTCTCTTTCAATCTCTTCTTCAGTAAACTCAACTTCCATAGTTTCAGGTACATCAACATCATCAAAAAACTCTTCTCCGAGTTCTCCCATGTCTTCTTCTTCAATGATTTCAATATCATATTGTTCTAAATCTCCTCTTTCAATTTGTTCATCAGTTAACTCTACACCATATATCTCTAAATTTTTCTTTCTTTGATTATCTCTTTCAACGGTTCCGTCATCTATTTCATGTTGTTCGTATTCAGCTTCTTCACCATTGTCAAGAATAACTACAAAAGTTTCAGGCTCTGGGGGTGGAGGCGGTATATAAACCTCTGGCTCTGGCTCAGGTTCTGGAGGTGGCGGTAATGTAGTAGTTGTTGTTGTAGGTTGTATATATTTAAATGATATATTATCTAACAAAGACCAATCATTTATTGTTATAGTAAAACTTTCAATAAACGTTTCTAGAGTATCATATATGTTATACACCACATCTTCAAACATATTTTCTATATCTGTATTATCTTGACCTTCGAGAACATTTTCTTGTGTAGTTTCATCAGTGTGTGTATATGTAACTGTACCGTCATTATTTAATGCACCAATTCTAAAACCTACTTCGTATATATCTATTTGTAGTTCTTCTTCATCTACTGTTGTTGTTTCAGGTAAAGTAAACGTATAGTCATTACTATCATTTCCATGTTGGAAATAATGTAAGTTCATATGAAAGTCTTCCATACCACAACAATTCCAATTACCATTGCTGTGTTTATCGTCTATTTGTATATTATTTTCTACCTCATTACCCTGACTGTCTAGCTCATCTTCAGGAATAATTATGTCTGTAGTCTGTTCATATGTTTCAGGAACAGTTGTAGTTGTAGTAGTTGTAGTATTATCTTCTGGAACTGTTGTAGTC